CATCCCTATTACGGAGAACAATGATTGTAGGTGGGGGTGTATTGATATTGACGAATATAACTTTGATCATACTAGCCTCATTAAAAGTATTAGGTCCCTTAATCTTCCATTAATAGTTTGCCGATCTAAATCAGGAGGCGCACACGTCTTTTTATTTACCAAAGAAAATATTCCTGCATCTTTGATGCAATCTAAACTAAAACAATTTGCAAAAGTTTTAGGTTATGAAGGTTCAGAAATATTTCCTAAACAAACAGAAATACTAGTGGATCGTGGGGACACTGGTAACTTCTTAAATTTACCCTACCACAATGAAATGAAAGGACTGCGTTATGCTATCAACGATAATGGCTCCGGTTGTACACTTGAGGAATTTTATCAGCTCTATGATGTTTACAGCTGCACGAAAGAAACCATTGAAAAAATTAAGACGGAAGAAAAAAAGATAGAAGAAGCTTTTCCTAGTGGTCCTCCTTGTTTAAATAAACTTGCAACAACAGGTTTTGGGGAGGGCTCAAGGAACAACGCATTGTTTAACATTGCAGTTTACTATAAACAAGCTGCACCAGATGTTTGGGAAGATGAGATTGTAAAAGCAAATCATAAATATATGGAACCACCATTAAGTAATAGTGAGGTTCAACAATTAATTAAATCTGTAAATAGAAAAGGTTATGATAAATATAGATGCAAAGATGCACCAATCAATGCAGTCTGTCAATCTGGTTTATGTAGAACAAAAAGATTTGGTGTAGGATTTGGTGAAGAAGAGATGCCTGTGTTGGGTAACTTAACTAAATACAAATCAAATCCACCACAATGGTTTTTAGATGTAAGTGGAACGCGGATCGAATTAAAATCAGAACAACTTTATAGTCCACCATTATTTGCATTAGCGTGTTTAGATCAAGCTAATTTAGTTGTGCCTGTACCAAAACCAAAAGATTGGAAACAATATTTTTTAAAACCAATGATGACAAATTTACAAGAAGTAGAACCACTAGAATCATTAGATCCTATAAATGAACTTACAGGATTACTTCAAGATTGGACAACCAATAGACAAGCTGCAAGAACTTTAGATGATATATTTAACAAGCTACCATATACAGATGATAAAAGAGAATTTACATATTTTAGAATGGAAGACTTTTATAACTTCTGTAAGAAAAACCATTGGGATATGGATAAAATAAAAACAGGAAACTTAATTAAAAGATTAGAAAATATATTTGTGGAAGAGACTAGAATGACAATTAAAAAACAACAACCAAGACTTATTAAGATTAAAACTATGAAAAAGATAGAAGCTAGTTTATCTAAAGTCGCTTACCAACAGGATAACTTCTAATGAAAGATGATCAACTAAAACTATTTATGGAAGAAGAAAACATTTTTAAAAATATACAAACCAATGCTAAACCCATTGATGTTGCAGAAATAATTCCAAATCATAACATAATTAAAAATCAATATTTTATTTACCCTACAGAAGGTAGACATCCTTTTTATGGATATCATGAAAGATTAAATACAATAGACTTTCCTTACATTTTAAATACAAATTACAGAGACAAAGGTATTGCAGAACATCATCATGTAGTCATTAGAGATACTATTGAGTATCCTTACGTAATGTTAAGAACAAGTGATACTACTAAAAGAGGAGGCACCAGAACTTGTAATATCTGTATACATAAGTTAGCAGCTAGAGCTTTTTTAAATCCAGGTAATTTAGATCCTTATGATTATGATGTAACTGTAGTGGATCACAAAGATAATAAACCATGGAACTATAGACTTAATAACTTAAGATTTGTAACTAGATCAGAAAATTCTAAAGGTGCGAGAGCAAGAACTAAAGAAGAGATTTTTAAAGTCGGACTTTTAAAAGGACTATTTTAATGAAGTATTCTAAGGATGTCGGCATCAATTGGCATTTAAGGTTTAGACAGGAGATAGACAGGCTAACAAAAGAAGTAGAGGTATTACAGGCAAGACTAAACATAGCACAAAGAAAAATAAAAAAATATGAAAACAATAATACTAGGACCACCAGGTACAGGAAAAACAACAACGTTATTAAATTTAGTAGATGAATTTATACAACAAGGTGTTCGACCTAAACAGATAGGATACTTTTCTTTTACTAGAAAAGCAGCCACCGAAGCGGCAACGAGAGCTGCAGATAAATTTGGATTAGATATAGAAAACGATTTAGATAACTTTAGAACTCTACATTCTTATGCTTTTGGCCAACTTGGAATGACAAAAGAAAAGATGATGAAACCAGAGGATTACAAAGAGTTTGGTAAAAAATGTGGTATACCGATTAAAACAGCATCATACTCTGCAGATGATGGCACGTTTAATTCTGATAATGAATACCTTACAATAATAAATACAGCTGCAGTTAAAAGAATGGATCTACTAGAATACTATGATTCTCGTAAAAACATATTAGATATCGAACGCAATACTTTATATCTTTTGTCTGAAGAATTAAAGAGGTTTAAAAAAGAAAAAGGATTAAAAGATTTTAATGATTTGTTAGAAGATTTTATTGACAAAGATATCAATAACTCATTTGAAGTTTTATTTATAGATGAAGCACAAGACTTATCTCTTATACAATGGGATATGGTTAGAAAGCTTTGGTCAAATGCTAAAAAAACTTACATAGCAGGAGATGATGACCAAGCAATATTTAAATGGGCAGGTGCAGATGTGGATCACTTCATTGCACTCAAAGAGGAAGTAGATGATATTAAAACATTAGAACAATCTTATCGTATACCTGGTGGACCTATACACGAACTATCACAACACATAATAAGTAAAGTACAAAACAGATTTGATAAACAATATAAACCAAGAGATGATGAAGGAATTCTTCGAAGATATTCTGACATCACACAAGTAGATATGTCAAAAGGTAATTGGTTAGTATTATCATCAGCTAATTATTTTTTAGATGATGTAAAAGATTTGTGTGAACTTCAAGGGTGGTACTATCAATACAAAGGAAGAAACTCTATACCACTGAAACTATTATTAGCATTAAACAATTGGGAATCTTGGAGAAAAGGTGAGATGTTAAATCATTTAGAAATAAAAAATATTTATGAATATTTAGGAGCCAATGTATTAGAAGGATTTAGAAAAGGTAAAACATTACACTCTGAAGAAAAATATACATTGGAGGATTGTAAAGCTAAACACGGATTGATAACCGATAAAGTATGGTTCGAATCTTTTGAAGGATTAGATACCATAACTGAAAACTACATTCGTAACATGAGGGCGAATGGAGAAACACTAAACAAAAACCCTCGTATAATAATGTCAACCATACACGGAGCGAAAGGAGGAGAAGCCGATAAAGTATTACTGATGCAAGACTTAACCAATGCAGCTCTTGAAACATTTAGTCACGACCCAGATGAATTACATAGATTATTTTATACTGGAGCGACGAGAGCGAAGCGTGAATTGCATGTCTTGGATCCGAAGAACTTTGATCGTGCTTATATATTATGACACACAAAGATTTATTCAAAGCATCAACATATGATTCGTTGGAAAAGCAGGTCGGTGGGAAGCACTATCGCAATATGAAAATTCAACCTGCACACTTTATAAACGAAAACAAGTTGCTTTTTGCAGAAGGCAACGCTATAAAGTATATCTGTAGACATCAGTCAAAAGGAAAAGAAGAGGACGTGAGAAAAGCAATACACTACCTAGAGATGATATTAGAAAGGGATTACTCGTGAGAAGCACACAGATCCCGTTGTTCACACCAGAAACAGAATGGGTTATGCCTGAAGAACTAAAAGATCTTAAAGGCTACAAAGAAATAGCAATTGACTTAGAAACAAATGATCCAAAGCTTATAGAGTTAGGATCTGGTAACGTTACCGGTAATGGACACATAGCTGGAATTGCAATAGCAGTAGAAGGTTGGGCAGGATATTTTCCTATTTATCACGAATCAGGTGGTAACTTAGATAAAAAATTAGTTTACTCTTGGTTACAAGAAATTTTAAATCAAACAGATACTACCTTTATATTTCATAATGCAATGTATGATGTGTGTTGGTTAAGAACAGAAGGTCTTGTTGTTAAAGGTAAGATTGTGGATACCATGATAGCAGCGTCTTTAATTGATGAGAATAGATTATCTTATCAATTAAATACATTGTCTAAACATTATATTGGTATGGGTAA